CCTTTTTTAGGTTTCTATATAAAAAAATCCCCCATAATTTTTCGATGGACAATACCACTTATCACATCTACGCAAAAGATAGAGTGCTATATTGTAATTTGAATGAAGAAGAGTTTGAAGAAAAATGGGAATTACTGCAAGTACTGGTAGGATTGCTCAAGACTGATTATACCGAGAGAGATATATCATACATTAAACTAGGACCAAAATGCGGAGTGGGTGGACCAGGTAGAGTTGTGCAAAAAACCCCCATGTGGGAAGAAGATTCATACTAAGTCCCTTGGGTTAACCGCCCTTGGGATTTTTTTATTGACATACTACATAAAATACACTATAATTGAAATGAAGGTATTAAAGGATTATGGCAAAAGGATTCACTGTTAAAGCAAATGCTCCGAAAGCGAAAGCAAAAGAAGAATGGGACATTGCTGCAATTAAGGAGAGAATGAAAGGTAAAGCAATTGTCTTTTGCCTTCCAGGTCGTGGAGTATCATATACGTACTTAAAGAACTTTGTCCAACTATGCTTTGACATGGTACAGAATAATATGAGTATTCAGATATCTCAGGATTATTCGTCGATGGTAAACTTTGCGAGATGTAAGTGTCTTGGAGCAAATGTATTACGTGGTCCAGATCAAATTCCTTGGGACGGAAAGCTAAACTATGACTACCAACTTTGGATTGATAGCGATATTGTCTTTGACACAAACAAATTCTGGCAGTTATGCGATCTTGCAGTTCCAGCAGAAGCAAAGAAAGAAGATGGTTCATGGGATGAGGATCTATTAAATGATCGTGCTATCACTGCAGGTTGGTATGCTACTGAGGACGGCAAGACTACCTCTGTTGCACATTGGTTAGAAGAAGATGATTTCCGCAAGAACGGTGGAGTTATGAACCACGAGACCGTTGAGTCAATTAGTAAGCGTCGCAAACCGTTCACAGTAGACTACACAGGTTTTGGTTGGGTATTGATCAAGAAGGGCGTGTTTGAACATCCAGAATTAAAGTACCCTTGGTTTGCTCCTAAAATGCAAGTCTTTGAGTCAGGCGCAGTTCAGGATATGTGCGGAGAAGACGTATCATTCTGTTTAGATGCTATAGAGGCAGACATGAAGATTTGGTGCGATCCTCGTATTCGGGTGGGTCACGAAAAATCTCGTGTCATCTAATGGAGAAGAATCTACAGAAATGGGCAGACTCACATTTGCCCAACAAAGATTCAGATGACTTATGGGATTTACAAGCAGCAATTCTCACCGAACTCTCTCGTAGGGATGATGTACAATATCAGGTGCGTGTCTCGAAGGAGTCTTTAAAGGACAAATTTAAACAACTACGTATAGGAACAACTTAAATGCCAGTAAAAACAAAAACAGGAGCATGGGGATCTAGTGAATTCGTCGAACCAACCCCGAAAAAGTCTCGTCAGGGAAGAGGAAAGCATTCCAAATATAGTGCGACCTCCCGAAATGGCCCCCGTAAAAGATATAGAGGACAAGGAAGATAATTCTAGACCCGAAAGGGTCTTTTTTATTGCTCTTAATAGGCACTTATACGCCCCTAGAAGACGTATTTAACTACTTTTAGGCATATTCCTATAAATGCCATTATAACTAGTGTTAGTGTCGTTAATTTTGACGAAAAAATGGAAAACTCCAATAAAAAAATGCTTAGAGAAATTGCAAATGATCAATTAACACCCAAAAAATATGATTTTAAAGTCCAAAATGACCTATATGAGAAGAGAAAAGAGGATTTTGAGGAAGATGGACTAGATTATGACATAGATTCTATACCCCTCGCAGAATTTTAGTATATAAACCTTAATAAATAAAATATAATTGTAATAACTACATATTCCATGCCTTTAGAAAGGGTAAATAACGGTTTTAAAGACCTTAGCATGTCATTTCAGGCAAATCCCCTGACAAAAGACTTAATTGCACTCAAAAATCAGAATGCAATAGCTCGCTCATTGAAAAATATTGTATTTACTCTACCTGGAGAGAAATTTTTCAACCCAGATTTTGGATCTCGTATAACTGCAAGTCTTTTTGAAAATATAAATGACGTTACTGCATCAATTATCGTTGATGAAATTATTAGTTCTGTAGAAAGATTTGAACCTAGAGTTCAATTATTGAAACCTGATGGGGTAAGAGCATTTCCAAATTTTGATAATAACACTTTTGATGTATTAATTGGATATGAAATAATAGGAGCAGATGTTCCTCCACAACAATTAGAATTCGTTTTAGAATCAAATAGGTAATAAAATGCCATTAGTTAATTTCTCAAATCTGGATTTTGACCAGATTAAGACAACTCTGAAGGATTATCTTCAGACAAATGCAAATTTTACGGATTATGACTTCGAGGGGTCTAATCTATCAACTGTTATTGACTTACTGGCATATAATACTTACATAACTTCATACAATGCCAACATGGTTACGAATGAAGTATTCATTGATAGTGCAACTTTAAGAGAAAATATAGTCTCATTAGCAAGAAATATTGGATATTTACCTCGTTCTCGAAAAGCATCTAGAACTTCGATTAGTTTTTTCGTAGATACTACTGAAATTATACCATCTCCATCCATTGTTACACTTAAAAAGGGAGTAGTTGCTACTACAGCAGGTACTTTTGGCAATCAATCTTATATTTTTTCCATTTTAGAGGATATTTCTGTTCCTGTTTTCAATAATATTGCAGAATTTACCGATATAGTGATACATGAAGGTAATGTTTTAAATATTAATTTCACATATAGCTTAAGAAACCCAACTCAAAAGTTTATTATACCAAATTCTGGTGTTGATACTGAATTAATTTCAGTACATGTAAAAAGTAACGAGCAATCAACTAGAAAAACCAAATATAATGCTCATAGTAGTCTTTTTGATATTGGTAGAGATTCAAAAGTTTACTATTTACAAGAAATTGAGGATGAAAGATACCAATTATTGTTTGGTGACGGTGTTTTTGGTAAAAAATTAGAAGAAGGTAATTTTATAGAAGCAGATTATATTGTTACTAATGGTGATACTGGAAATGGAGTTGGTAGATTATCATTTGGAGGAAATCTTACCTATAGTAGAAATGGGGAAGATTATAATATAACATCTGGTATTTCATTAATGACCACTAATGCATATGCTACTGGTGGTGAAATGATAGAGTCGATAGATTCTATTAGAAAATTTGCTCCAAGAATATATGCATCTCAGAATAGAGCTGTTACTGCTGCAGATTATGAATCTTTGGTTCCAGCAAGAATTTATCCTGAAACTGAGTCAATTTCAGTTTTTGGGGGTGAAGAATTGATTCCTCCTCAATATGGAAAGGTTTTTATTAGTATAAAACCAAGAACTGGAGACTTTTTACCCAATCTCATTAAAGAAAACATTAAAATGAGGTTGAAAAAGTATGCTGTTGCTGGAATTGTTCCAGAAATACTAGATCTTAAATATCTTTATCTTGAAATTAGATCCCAAATATATTTTAATTCAAATCTTGCCCGAAATGGTGCAGTTGTTTCTGATATAGTTCAAAATAATGCAAATAAATACGCAGAATCTAGTGAGTTAAATAAGTATGGGGCAAGATTTAAATATAGTAAATTCCTGAATATTGTTGATCAAAGTCATGAAGCAATTACTTCTAATATCACAACAGTTGAGATGAGAAGGGATTTAAGATTGGTACTGAACAAAGTCACTGAATATTCTATTGGATTTGGTAATCAATTCCATATTAGAAGTATGAGTGGATATAATATTAAATCTTCTGGATTTACTATTGAAGGAATAACTAACACTGTTTATATTTCCGATATCCCCAATACAAATAGAGTAACTGGATCATTATTCTTATTCACTATTCCTAATCCAAATTCATATAGTCCAACTATTATTAGAAGAAATATTGGAGTAATAAATTATGTTTCTGGCATAATAACATTAAATCCAATTGTTACTACTTCTGGTAAAGTAAAAGAAGGACAATCTATTATTGAATTATCAGTTTGTCCTAAATCTAATGATGTAATTGGATTGCAGGATTTATATTTACAACTAGATATAGGTAGTAGTATTTTTGAACCAATTGTTGATCAAATTGCATCAGGAGCTGATCCTGCAGGATCTAAGTATATTGTAAGCTCAAGTTACCAAAATGGAGCCTTAGTAAGAGCATAAAATGTCAGAAAACAGAGTTAAATTTAATAACATTGTTGAAAATCAACTTCCAACATATGTAAGAACAGAATTTCCGTTAATTTCGGAATTTCTTAAAAATTATTATGTTTCGCAAGAATTTAAAAGTGCTCCTATTGATTTAATTCAAAATATTGACAAATATATAAAAGTTGATCAATTAACTAATACAATTGATCATGTTGGATTAGGTTCTGATATTGGTTTTACTGAAAAGACAATTTCTGTCGATTTATCAAATTATCCTGCTGGAACTGATGGATTTCCAAAAAATTACGGATTATTAAAGATTGGTGATGAAATAATTACATATACTTCTAAAAGTCAAACTTCTTTTAATGGATGTGTTAGGGGATTTAGTGGTATTTCTTCATATAAGGATGAAAATTTCCCAGATCAGCTTGTTTTTAACTCTACAGTAGCAGTTGATCATGAAAAAGGTTCTACAATAGAGAATTTAAGTAATCTTTTTCTTAAAGATTTTTTATTAAAGACAAAACATCAACTTTTACCAGGTTTTGAAGAAAGAAAACTTCATGATCAAGTTGATGACAATATTTTTATTAAACAATCAAAGGATTTTTATGGTAGTAAAGGAACAGACACATCTTTTGAGATTTTATTTAAAGCATTATATAATGAAAATGTAAAAATAGTAAGACCAAGGGATTATCTCTTTACTCCATCAAATGCTCATTATATTATTACAAATGATTTCTGTGTTGAAGGTGTTGAGGGTGGAGATCCTTTAGAATTAGAAACTGCGACATTATTTCAGGATGAATATGCGGGCGTTATGGGTAAAGCCTATGCCCCTATTACTAAAGTAGAGCAAATTAGTCCTGGTATTACAGGAGTTGGTAAAACATATTATAAAATTAGTTTAGATGCTGGTTATAATAGAGATTCTAGAGTAGAAGGTGCAACTTACGGAACATTTGTTGTTCACCCTAAAACAAAGATAATTGGTCAGGTATCTGCTGGAACTACTATATTTGATGTAGATTCTACAGTTGGATTTCCACAATCAGGAGAATTATCAGTAAGATATAATGATAATAATCTTGGAATAGTTTCATACAAATCAAAAAATTTAAATCAGTTTTTTGGATGTTCTAATGTAATTAATATAATTGAAGATGGAGAGGATGTTGGAATTAATACTTATTGTTATGGTTTTTCTAGTAAAGATGGAGAGACTCTTATTAGAGTGAGGATGAATAATGTATTATCAGACTTTAAATATTCACCAAATACTCGTTATTATTCTCATGGAGATACTGCTCAAATTAAAACTTTAGGTGTTTCTGATGTAACTCCTCAAGGAAGAGGTTGGTTCTATAATGTTGCAACAAATTATAAAGTTGCAAGTATAGAATTGATTGATTCTTCTGATAAAACATATCAAATTAATTTAGAAAAACATCATTATTTCCGAGTGGGGGATAATGTTTCTCTTATCAATAATACTGGAGAAGTAAAACCAATTTCTACTATTAGTGAAATAAAATCTTCAAAATCTTTTATTATTAAAGATCAAGAAGATCTTTCTCCTGATGCAACATATACTGTTAAGAGATATCTTTTAAGATCAATATCAAATACTTTTCCAGGATCTTCAAGATATATAACCAATGTACAAAATGTATATAAGGAAGGAAATGATTATTTAATAGCATCTCCTTCTATACCATCATATAATGCACAACCACTTAACGTTTCAGATCGTTCAGTTAAAATTGAAGGAACTTTTCCTGTTACTAGTGTATTTCAAATCTCAGATACTGTAGATCATGGATTTTATACTGGAGATCCTATTTGGTATACTCCTGAAAAAGTTTTAGAGTCTTATGTTGATACTTTTGGAGTAACTAGAACTAGAATAGTAGTTAAATCCAAACTATTTGATGAAGGTTTATATTTTATAAGAAGAGAAAATGCATCTACTGTTAGATTTGCCAAAAGTCCAGCAGATATTCAAGGAGGGAATTATATTCAAATTACTAATAATATAACTGTTACAGATAACAAAATAGAACCTTATAAATTCAAACTTAAAACTTTAGAATCTCAAAAATTATTAAGATTAATTCGTACACCAATTACTGATTCTACTGTATATGAAACTCTACCTGGTAGTACTGGGATTTTGGTAAATGGTGTTGAGATACAAAATTATAAATCAAAGCAAATTGTTCATGCTGGAGAACTTCAAAGTATTGAAGTTCTTGCTACTGGTGGTGGATATGACCTTCTACAACCACCTCTTTTGCATATTGAGGATAATGTAGGATTTGGAGCTACTGGTTATGTAGATGTTACTGGAGCTTTGGAACAAATTAGGGTATTAGATACTGGATTTGATTATGTAGAGAAACCAATCATTGAAATTAAAGGTGGTAATGGATATGGTGCAAAAGCAGAATCTAATATTAAAATGGTTGCTCATTCTGTTAATTTTAGTGCTCAAAGTGTAAGTTTAATTGGTCTTGGTGCTACACAATCAACAATTGGATTTTCTACTTATCATAAATTTAGGAATGCTGAAGCGATAGTTTATCATACTGATGGTCAGGACGGATTATCAGGTCTTAGTACCAATGCAGTTTATTATGCTCAGTATATTGATCCAACAACAGTTAAATTACATAAGTCACAGTATGATGCAATTTTAGGTATTAACACTATTACTATAAGTGATTATGGAGTAGGAAGACAGAGGTTTGAGGCAGTTAATAGAAAAGCTATATTAGATTCTGTTAATGTTATTTCTACTGGAATTGGATATGAATATAAAAAGAGATCTGCAAAACCAGTTGGAGTAAGTACTTCTTCAAATACTATTACTATTAAAAATCATGGATATAATTCAGGAGCGATAGTAAGATATTCCATTGAAAATAATGCTAGTGAATTTGCTGGATTTACAACTGACGCAACACCTATTGCTGGTCTTACTACTAGTACTGATTATTATGTAACTAAAATTGATGATAATGAATTTAAATTATCACAAGTTGGTATATCAACAATAGATAAAGAACTATATTATAGAACCAAACAATATATTGATTTTACAACTAAAGGTAAAGGAAATCATTGTTTTAATTATGAACCAATTACTGTTATTGTAAAAGGACAAGTTGGAATAAGTTCTGTAGGTCTACATGAATTTAAAGCTCAACTTCAACCAATATGCAGAGGATCAGTAGAAGGTGTTTATTTAAGTGAAAATGGTATTGGATATGGATCATCCACAATTATGAATTATGTTAGGGAACCTTCTATAACCCTTTCTTTTGGAGATCAAGCTCAGTTAAAACCAATTATTGAGAATGGTAAGATTGTTGATATATCAGTTCAAAATGGTGGATCTGGATATAACTGTGCTCCAGATATAGTTATTGATGATAGGGGTGGTGATGGATTTGGTGCTATTGCTGTTCCTGTAATGGGAGTAAATGCAGGAGATCTTAATCAAGTTGTGGGTGTTAAGATGCTTAGTGGTGGTGAAGGATATACAGAATCCACTACAGTAGCTTTTGTTGATTTTACTGGTGGAGGGGCAGAATTTAGGGGAGTTCTTCAAAAATGGCGTGTAGATTTAGTAGGAAAGCATTTTAATCAATTTACCTTAGATGATGGATTTATGACCGAAGGGTATAGTGATAATGGACTTCAATATACACATTTATATGCTCCTAGAAAACTTAGAGAATCTTTAAATTCAACAGATCAAGATGGTAGTACTTTATATGGACAGAAAGATTTAACTAAATTAAACGGATCCGAAGTTTCATCTACAGGACATTCTCCTATAATTGGATGGGCATATGATGGAAATCCAATATATGGTCCATATGGATATGCAAATAGAAGGGGTGGTGTAGTTACACAAATGAAATCTGGTTATACTCTTAAAATGAAAGTGAATAGACCCTCAGAAACTTTCTTCCCAGAAGGATATTTTATAGATGATTATACTTATACTAAGGTAAATGATGATTCAGTTCTTGATGAAAATAATGGAAGATATTGTATTACTCCAGAATTCCCAGAAGGAACTTATGCGTATTTTGCAACGATTGATACTGCATCAGCATCTGCTGGTCCTTTCTTAGAGTATAGAGAACCCAAATTCCCTTATTTGATTGGTAAAAATTATCATTCAATTCCTGAGAAATTTAATTTTAATTTAGCGTCAAATCAAGATTCCTTTAATTTTTCAAATGGAAATTGGTTTAGAAATACTGCACCTTATAATTTGATAGAAGGAAATAAAACTTATAAGTATACTTACATACCAGAAAAATTAAAACAAAAAATTGATATTTTATCAACAACTCGTGGAATGGTTGAGACTATTGGTATTAGTAGTGCGGGAAGAAATTATAAAATTTATGATCAAGTAGATTTTGATAATAGAGATACTGCAGCTGTTAGAAAGGGATCAAGACTTACAAATGTTACAAATCCATCTGGAACTTTACAAATGGAACCTGATCCTAGATCAGGAGCAAATGCAGAAGTTTCTCTACTTCATGGATCTGTTGTTAATAATGTAAGTGTTGCAACAAGTTCTCTTAGTGGACTTGAATTTTATCCTGCTAATAATGGAAGTGGTAAATGGATTATATGGGCAGATAATCCTCATAATTGGCAAGCAAATGATGATATTTCAATTTCTGGATTATCTACATCATCTTCTGGATTGGAAGGAGTTTATAAAGTAGGTCTTACAACTGATTCGTTAAAATTAGTTGGTGTTGGAACTACAAATCCTAGTGGAATAGGATCTACTGCTGTAACTGGAATAGTTACTTACTTTAAGGTTAGTGGAAGTCTTAATTATCCTCATATTAAAGAAAATGATATTCTTGGAATTGGTACTGAAAGGGTAAAAGTTTTAAATGTAGATAAATTATTATCAAGAATTAGAGTAATAAGGGCAGTTGATGGTACAGTAGGTGTTTCTCATACTGTAGGATCAATATTTAAAGATGATCCTAGAAAGATTATTATAAATGCTGGATTTAAAACTACTAGTATAGGTGATGTGAATGAGCAAACCTATTTCATTCCATCACATCATGTTGGGGTAGGTACTAGTGTTGGTGTTGGTATTGGATCTACGGTTTATTTTGATGAAAGTAGAGTTAAAGTTGGTGCAGGTGTAACAGCAATCTTTATTCCCACTAGAGTAATGTATTTTGAGAATCATAAGTGGAAAACTGGAGATTCTTTAGAATATTCACCTGGTAATGGTAGTGGGATTGTTGCTGCTGCTACAACTTCTCAAATTCAAGGTTCTGTCTTGTTTGATGGAACTGGGGACTATATGACTAGTACAAGTACTGATTATAAAGTCGAAAATAAAAACTTCACAATAGAAGCTTGGATTTATGTAAAAGAAGCTTCTAAAATGGGGCAAATTTTTAATACTTCTGTAGGTAGTGCATCTAATATAGGATTAACTTATTCATATACTAATGCTGGTGATATAAACTTATTAGTTGAAGCAGATAATGGTACAGATTTACTTAATATATCAACCAGAGCAGATCTTGTATTGGCTGGAAGATGGTATCATGTTGCCGCATCTTTATCAGGCACTGCTGGAAAGATTTTTGTTAATGGTGTAGTTGAGGCAAGTGGTACTTTAAGTGGTACTAGAACTGGTAATGGAACTGTAGTCCATATTGGTGCTCATAAGACTTCTGCAGCGCAGGACAGATATTTTAATGGTTATATTTCTAATTTGAGATATACTGTTGATGAAGCAATTTATACATCGGCATTTACAACATCATTATTCCCAACAACTACTACAAGTCAAGGTGCTACTGCATCTAAAGTACAATTATTATGCTGTAAGTCTCAGGTATCTGTAGCATCTACTAGTGAAGGTTCTAATATTACTTCATATGGCGATCCAGTTCCAACTGCATTAAGTCCTTCTTTCCAAATATGGGCAGGTGTTGGTACAACATTAACTGATGGGCAAATTGTTTATGCTAATAGATTATCTAAAGATTTTCTTGGAATTTCGACTTGCAAACTTTTTGTTAATGAATCAGGAAATTGGGTTGGTATAGCATCAACACATAGACATTCTTCTTTACTTTTCTTCACTGGGATTGGAACAGGAGTTTATCATAGTTTTAATACTCAATATACTCCAATTACTGGAGAAGCTACAAGAAATCTTGTAACAGTATCTACTGCATCTACTCATGGATTAAATGTAAGAGATCAAATTAATGTTAGTGTAAATCCAGGTAATACTGGTATTTCTACTGTAAAATATAATGATTATAATAGAAAACTTATTGTAGATTCCGTAGGATTTAATACTTCGGGTGTAACAACTTCAACAAATACTATTACAATAACTGATCATGGACTAAAGACTGGAGAAAAGGTCATTCATACTGCTCCAGGACATGTAACTTATGGATTGACTGATAATGGAATTTATTATATAGTTAAAATTGATCAAAATAATATAAAATTAGCAAATAGTCATTACAATGCAACCTTATTTAAACCTATTGTTATTTCAATAGGATCAAGTGCATCTAATGGTGTTTTAAATCCAGTTAATCCTCCAGTAAACGTATATAAAGATTCAGTA